AACCTAATACTGTGATGTACTTCTTGCACCTCTGCTATGATTGGAGCTTATGCCTTGCGCAACTCACTCCCGCTTATGGTGTGACTTCGTTGTCGTTTCGTCCGGGCTGCCACCGCCCTTTCCATCGCTCCGCCTGTCTCCGCTCGTTGCTTCTGCCGTCTCAGGATTGCGTACTCTCTTGTTTGGTTCTGTTTCTTTAGCTTCTGCTATCCCAGACTTATGCTTCAGCATGTTCTCACTTCGTCAGTCGTCACTCTTCGACCCTTCGCCCTGTCTTTATACAGCTGGCGCGTACTGTTTTTGTGGAAGGTGAGGGAATCGAACCCCCGATGTGCGTAGATTTGTAAGACATCACCCCCGCTGGGGTGGGATTAGTTTCTTGCCTTCGACCACTCGGCCAACCTTCCCTGTCCACTGTGCCGCGTCATAGTGGCGGCACCATCATCATCCAATCTTAATCCTCATCTTATCCTCTTGCAGCATTCGGCCGATTCTGTGCATTGGATATACCCAGCCAGTGCGCTGCTCTTTCCCGTCGCTGCCAACCGTTACCACGCGCGTTCTATCAAGATACTTCCCATTACGCTTCAGCCATCCAGGCGTAAAGCACTGGAACTGCTTGCACAGCTCTTCGCCGCTGATCCACTTCTCTTCGGAAGTCTCCAGCGCATGCTGTATGGCATATCTCACAGTGGATGTGATTTCCTGCTTTGTTCGTTCGTCCAGCATAAAGTCTTAATTTTTCTTAATTTTCCCTATTGTTTTATACGTTTTCGGGAAAATAGCCGTATTTTTGCACTGCCAATATTTCGCAAACTGACTCCGCTGAGTCGGACGGCTATTTTTTTGCCCGAAACGTTTTTTATACGTTTTCGATTGCAAAGATAAATAGTTTTATCCGAATGTGGATAAATTGCGTGTAATATTTAACATCTTTTAAGAAATAAACGTATAAATATGGATAAATTGGGAAGATTTCAGTGCGCATACGACTTTATGCGTAGCACTGGTGCATATCACACCAAGACAGAACTGGCAAAGATTATGGGGAGAACGCGAGAACATGTTTCTGGGGCATATTATGGCCGCCAGCCATTCTTCAATGATAGTTTTCTGCATAGCTTCTGCGTTCATTTTCCACGAATCAGCGAAGATTGGTTGATTCGTGGAATCGGAGCAATGGAAAAAGAAGAATGTCATACTACGCCACCATCATCAGACAATCCCGTATGGGCAGATACGCTTATAGGCATCCTTACCGAGCAAATAAAACAGAATGAAGCATTGAACCGCGAACTGCGTCGTTCTATTGACGAGATACACGCCTTGCGTGATGATCTACTCAGGTCCAGTCATCAATACTCCTCCATACCACAACATCCTTCCATCGTAGCAGAACCATAAAAAATAAAAAATATGAAAGCGTTACTTCATCTACATCGGCTACCGACCCGACGAAGATATATTCTTCACCGACGCATACATTAAGTGTTCATTATCCAATTCCTAACCCCTCCGAAAACGAACAAAACAAATTACCAACCGTTTCCCCACCATTTCCATTTGCCACTCATTGACAACCGATTATAAGCCCGAATATAACCCCTTCCGGATCACCTCACGGGAAAATATTAAAGCACTGAAAAACGAACAAATAGCGGATTATTAGTCGGTTATGGCATAAAGCCAAAAAGTACAAAGATGGATATATTGGTGCAATTAGGGACGTATGTTTACCATTTGTTTCCCCAAGCGGGAAATGGTGGGGAAACACAAAAAACTTAAAACTATGATTACCAGTTGTATTGTATTCGACCATCGTGGACGCACCAAGAAAGGTGCTGAAGGCCCCCTTGAAATTCGTGTGACTTCTGACCGCCGCTCATATTATATAAATACGGGTGTGCGTGTACGTGCGCGTCAATGGACAGATCGTATTATCAATCATCCGCAGGCGGAAACGCTCAATGAACAGCTTGATATATTGCTCCGCAAAGTCGGCAAGGAAGTCAATGCTGCTCTTAATGCTAACCGCGACGTTGATGTTGCAGAAATCCGCAAGAAAATATACAGTGCCTCGTCTGAAGATGAAGTGCTTCCGTGGATGAGGTCGGAGATTGAGCGACTTGGCGTCGTTGATGGAACGCGCAAACATTATGTCAGCTTGGTCAAGAGGCTGGAGGAATTCGAGCTTATCCGTGACTGGAGTGACGTGACGGTTGATAATATCTATAAGTTGGATGCCTGGCTGCGAAATATGAATGGCAGAAACGGCAAAATGACAGGGGGTGCTGTGTATAATTACCACAAGTGCTTGCGCTCGTTGCTCGGGCGGGCAGAACGTAGTGAGCTGATTCCTGTCAATCCATATAACCGGCTCCGTGGGGTGTTCTCGAAGGGAGACCGCGAGAACACTGAATACCTGACGGAGGATGAAATGGAACTAATACGGAAATTCTCACCTGCACCTGGCTCGTTCATGGAGCGAGCGCGTGACTTGTTCATCTTCCAGATGTACACAGGGCTGTCCTATTCAGATGCCCAGGCCTTCGACATTTCATCATATAAAAAAATCAAAGGTAAATGGTGCGCTATTGGCTCGCGTATTAAGACGGGCGTTCCGTATGTCAATCAGCTGCTGCCTCCGGCGGTAGAAGTACTGGAGCGATACGGCATGTCGGTGCCGAAAATGACTAACCAGGTGTATAACCGAGAACTGAAGCACGTGGGACAGGCTGCTGGCATAACTTACCCGCTGCACTCCCACCTTGCCCGTCACACCTTCGCAACGTATATGCTGGCGCATGGCGTGAAGATTGAGAACTTGGCAAAGATGCTCGGGCATGCCAACATCAAACAGACGCAAAGGTATGCCAAGGTGCTGGCTCAGTCGGTGCGTGATGAATTTAATAAAATAGATAAACTACTAAAAAAGAAGAAAAAATGAAAATGGTTTGTTTTGTGGCCCTTGTGAGCACAGAAGCCGAAGGAACTAACCTTCGGCTTCTGCATTGATTGATGCCATGAGTTGCTGCAAATCTGCCACGTCTTCCTCGGTTATGGGTGGCTCGTCGTCTTCTTCTTCGTCGTCGAAGAGCATGGGGAACATGTCGGAGACGGTCTTGCCCTTCGGGTCGCGCATGGAGAAGGTGGCGGCATAGACGATTTCGGCCATTAGCTGATGATTCAGCCAGTCGCGGCGGCGGTAGCCCCGGATGATGCGCCGGACTTCCCAGAAACGGAGGTCGTAGAGGAATTCATGACGGGGGATTCCTATCTCGCCCACGAGCAACTGATAGATGTCGTGGGCGGCAGTCAGTTTTTTGCCTTTTTCCCCTTTCCTTTCTGCGGTTTCTCCTCGGGTTCGCCCTTGGGGATGTTGTAGAACTTCGCCCAAAGGTTGATGATAGTGCCGAGGGCCTTGCCGAGTTCTACGGGTGAGGTCTCGTTCATCAGTTCGGAGTCCTTGATGGGTGCCTCTTTTTTTATGCTCTCGTAATAAGCGATGATAGCAGCCAGCACGAGGTGGATGCTGCGCTTGGCGTCGGGCATACGTGATGGCGTGGCGTTAATGCCGGTGACGGTGTCCTGGATGATGTCGGTGATGTTTTCGCCCGAGAGGTCTTTGTAGGCTATCTCGGTGGCGTAGCAGTAGCCCAGGTTGACTGGCTTTCCTGCGAGGGTAACTTCTTCGTGAATCATAGTTGCTTGATTGGTTTTGTGTGTGAAAAGCCGCCCGCCAGCCGGCAGTAAAAAAGACGGACTGGCGAGCGGCTGATTAGAATTATTCTGCCACTACATAGTCTCCGATGCCTGTTAGTGTGGTTGTATAGTCGGCACTTTGTCGATTAGGACCGTTGGCCACCAGTGACGTGACAATGACGGAACCGCTAACGATGGTAGCACCCTTCGTTCGCTGGTTGGCACCGCTCACGTTGGCTATCATCCATTGAACCGGCAATGCTGCCTCGAAGATGTCTTCAATCTCAGCTACCGTCTGTGCTCCGACCTGACTTGTAATGGTGTCGCCAGAGCGCACCAGTGCGTTCGACGTGATGTCATAGTTCAGTTCTGTGGGTTCCTGCACCAGCCAGTCTCCTTCCGTGTCCTTGGTGGTTACTGTCTCGAGGGTCACGCTGATATGCAGAGAGAGCTGGCGGGCGGCTGCCACTACACGCGACGGTGTGTCTGTGTTATTATTGCTCAGGAAAAGCCGCACGAACTGGCCCTTTGTGAAGGCCATACTTGCAGGTATCACCTCCGTGACGGGAGTTCCAGTCACCTTCGCCAGAGGACCGCTGCCCGTAAATTGGAGCTGTTTAGTCGAATTAGTTCTATCATTCCACTGGAAGACTACGTCGTTCAGGTATGCCTGTCCTGTGCGTGCGAATGCTGCGCCAACTTCCGTCTGGTTGTCCGTTGTGGATGACTCGTCCCATCGAAGGGTGAACGGCGTGAAACTCTTGATTGCCGCCAACATTGAGGCAACGTCGGTCACGTCGAGCGATTCGACGCTGACGCTCCACCCCTTGCTCACGATCGTAGGCACAGCGGCCATGCCTACAATGTCCTTGTGGCTGGCGTTTTCAGAGTTACCGGTTAGCGTGATTGTGCAGTTGGTGGACTTTGCCACGACCCTGTACTCGTCACCACCTTCATACGTATAGATGCGTAAGTTCTGTCCTTTGAGTGTCATATTGATATAATTATGAGGGTTTAATATCTACGCGAATGATGTATTGACCATCGCTCATGTCTCTGGCTATACATCCGGTGTAGAGAGTAGCACCTTTCGGCGCGGTCAGATTGTCCAACATCTCAGACAGAGCCTCTGGTGTGGATGCTCGTAACACGCGTGGAAAGGTATGAGTGCCTTTGTCTGTTGCAGGTTGGGCGATTACCTCCTGCTCTTGCATTTCGTCTTTCTTTGCCATAGTCTTACTTGTTATAGATGGTGACTTGGTAAGTTAGCGTCTGGTGATAGCAAGGTTTCGTCCAGTCCCAGTCGAGTAGCGAAGCTTGCACGGTGTCGAGGTAGGGAATTTCTTCACCGGCCTCGGCCATACGGCGAATCTCTGCGGCTACGGCATGGCGGCACATGCGGATGAGCTGCTTCACCTCCTTGGGGCTGCTCCCGTCCACTTCGATGCTGGCCGATACGCGGTCTTCCTGTCCCTCCCATGTGGTGTCCTTCGTCTCGGGCTGGTTTTGCCAGCCGTCGTCGGTGACGATGATGCACGGCAACGGGGTGTTGTCCGGCTCGTCGGGGCCTACCTCGAAGCAGGTTGAGACGATGCGCTCGCCCACGGCCTGCATGAGGTCGGAGTTGGCCCGGAGGGCGTCGTAGAGGATTTCGTCGAGTTGCTTCATTTTTTGCTTGCTTGGGGTTGCGATGGAATCGCAACATACTTAACATTAAGAACCGCCGGGCAGCATACCCTTTGCTGCTGCATCGGAGCCACCCGGCGGCCACTTATCAAGTAACTATGAACCTTGATTCACTGTGAGAGAGGGTTAGGACTGCGGTTCGATCAATTTGATGAGCTTGAAGGCCTGGGGCTTACCGGAGGTATTGCCGTTGACCTTGCTGGACATCTCAACCAGCGAGTAGTCGAGGCCCATGCCGAGGGCAATCACGTTGCGGTCGAAGTTTTCCTGACTTGTTCCGTCCACATTGAACTCGATGCCATCAGCGTACACCTGCTCGTTCAGGTAGCCGAAGTGTCCGATGCCGATGTAGCGGTCGGTATCCTTGGTGGCTACGCCGCTTGCGTTGATTGTGTAGTCGATGTAAGGGCTCACGTGGTAGCGGTAGCCTACGCACTGGCCGTCCTGGATGACGGTGCGGTTCGAGTCGGTGGTGCCGGGGATGAGCTTGGTGAACTTCAGGTCAACCTCGGTGGTCTTGTCCATGATGAGCTCGGGGTCTCCCTCGAAGCCGAGGTCGTACATCGCGGCGATTTTCTTGGCGAGGTTCTTACCGATGTTCTCGTCGAGGGTCAGGGTCTCGACGGTCACCTGTGCGAACGGCGACTGCAGCGCGGTGTAAGCACCGTGAGCGTAAACATGGAGAGCACGGAACATAGCCCAGCCCTTGGTGAACTTGAATGTCAGGAAGCCGATGATGTCGAATGCGGCCTGAGCCACGGCACGACGGCTGACGGGAACGCTTGCGCATACACGCTTCGGAGAGGTGGTGATGTTGGCAAAGTTCAGAGCCTGCTCAGCCACCTTCGTCACCTCACCCTCGACGGTGAACTTCACGTCGTTGATGCTGTAGGGGATGACCTGAGTGCCAGTCACGCCGGTCAACATCTTCAGGTCGTCTGGCAGTTCGATGCCGGGCACCTTGGTGTCGATGATAGGCTTGATCTCGACGGGAATCAGACCGCCTGCCTCCAGGTTGGCTGTGGTGTTCTGGTCGGTGCCGGTGGTGATGGCGTTGGCCAAGATGGTGGTGGCGTTGGCTGCACGCTTGTGGCTGAAGCAGTCAGCAATCATCTCACGCAACTCCTTGCCCTTGTCCTCGCGGCTCTTGATGGCTGCGAGCTCGGCACCAGAGGCGAGAGCCTTTGCACGGGTTGACAACTTAGCGGACTCGTCAACGAGTTCACGCTGTTCCTTAACTTCCTCGGCGGTGAGTTCACGAGTCTTGCCTGCCTCGTCGAGTTCGTCGATACGATTCCAGATAGCGAGCTGACGCTCCTGGATCTGTGCTTTTGTCATTTCTTTCATACAAAAACGTTTTTATAAGGGTTAATAACTAAGTGATTCTAATTCCTGTTCGGTGCGCAGACGCATGGCGCGATGACGCAGACGCATAGCCTGCTGTTCGCGGAAACGCTGCTCCTGCTCTTCGAGTTCGCGGGCTTCCCGCTCGGCCTTCTCACGGGCCTCCCGCTCCTCGTCGGTCTCGCCCTTGTCGTCGGGGTCGTTGTGGTCGTCGTCGTGGTCGTCGTGGTCGTCGGGGTCGTCATCGCGCTTGTCGTTCTTGTCGCCGCACTCGCGCTTCAGCTGCTCCTCAATCGCCTTGTCGATAGCCTCCGATGCTTCACGCAGTCCGACGTTAGTCTGCTCGTAGGCGGGGTGGGTGACGATGGCGACATCATAGAGGCCGGTGATTTTCTTCACATGGCGCAGCCAAACTTCCTTGCCGTCCTCGATGTCGTTGGTCTTCTCGTAGCTCACGCCGTTCTCCGAGTCCTCCCAGTCGTCCTCGAAAGCGAACGACATGCCGGTGATGTCGCCGCGCTTCATCAGCTCCAGCGCATCGTTGGCGTTGTTGGTCTTGGGCAGGTCGCAGCGGCAGTCGATGCCGTCGCCACGGAGTTCAAGTGAGAGGGTGTCCT